TGCAAGACTTGTGGCAACAATAGCTGTAACGGAGGGTCCGGTATAATAGACGGGGAGAAATGCCCTGACTGCTTAGACTGTTATGAGCAGGCTAAAATGCTTCAGGAAGAAGAAAACAAAAATGCGCGGCCAATAGGGGAAGATTGAAAATGTATGCCGATGGTTTTCGGGATGGGCAGGCGTTTCCACAGGAGCAGAGAGCAGCAACAGAGGGAGATTTATGTTAGACGCTAAGGTGTTCGCCTCCATTCTTATGAGCAGAGATGCTTATGAGCAGGTACGTGATCACATCGATATGGATGAGCTGTCCCTACAAGGGCAGACATGGTTCCCTCTAATCAAGGCATGGTATGAGGGTGAGAAGAATGCACGATCAGTAGACATGGAGATCCTACTGGCTAAGGGGAAGAGAGATCTTCCTGAGGCACACTTGGATACACTGCTTGGGTGGATGGAAGCTCTGCCTGAGGTAGACTCTCCTGAGAGTATAGTACGTGACCTGCTTGAGCTTAAGCGGTACATGAAAGGGAATGAGCTGAGCCAAGCTATTCAAGGCAGACAGAACGATAAGATCGACCGCGTACTTGAGGAGTATACAGAGCTACGTAAGGCTACAGAGCTAGGTAGCAGTGAGATCATGTGGACGATGGACGATGGGGAGATGTTCAACACGTTGAGCAGAGAGAATCTAATGAAGGTGGCACCCACTACACTGAATAATAGACTACTAGGAGGTATCTCTCCGGGTTCTACTATTTTGGTGTTCGGCAGACCCGAGGCGGGTAAGACTCTATTTACAGTTAACATGGTGAGTGGATTCTTAAAGCAGGGACTGAAAGTTCTGTACATAGGTAACGAGGAGGGGACATACCGTACACGTAAGCGGATCATTAACAACCTGTCTGCTATGACTAACGATCAGCTGGAAGAGGATATGGGGTTAGGTATGGCTAGAGCCAGAGCTAAGGGTTTTGATGGGCTATACATCTGCCACATGCAACCTGGTTCTGTTTCAGAGATTGAATCGATTGTCAAGGAAGTAAAGCCTAACATTGTCGTGGTGGATCAGATCCGCAACCTCAATGCAGCAGGTAAAGGTAATGAGAAGATCACGGATCGACTAGGTACACTTGGTACACAGATGCGGTCTCTGGCTAACCGTTACCAGTTCGGCTCTGTCTCTGTCACACAGGCAGCTGATAAGACTGAGCGACATGGGCAGGAGCCACCACCATGGCTAACGATGAGTGATATTGCTGATAATCGAACATCCTTACCGGCACAGTTCGATGTCATCATAGGTGTGGGGTGTACAGAGGAGTTAAGGAGAACAAACAGTCGAGCGATATCTTTAGTTAAGAACAAGATGTCAGACAAACCCGATGCCCATGAGGGCTTTACAGTAGAGATAGACGTTACTAGGAGTAAAGTTAGATGATACCAGCCTTAGGGTGGTTTATTGGGACGAGCATAGCCGTTGCTATTGTGCATTTCGGGGGGATTATACAGCAACCATGGCCTATGGTACTTGGGTTTGTTTTCTCCCTGATTGGGGTTCTTCTGGGTATAGTTTTTAAGGATACGTTATGAAAGACAATACAATTTATGGTTACTTTGTTGAGCAGATGTTCAAAGACTACCCCGACAACGTCGTTGAGGAGGGGGAGTACTTGGATAAGTTTGCTATGCTACATGCCGCGGTTATTATCGCTGGGGAAGCTGGGGAAATCCTGGATGTGGTCAAGAAGCATGTCTTCTACAACAAGCCCCTAGACTTGGCCGAGCTGAAAGCGGAGATGGGTGATACTGAGTTCGGTATGCAGGCACTGCGCAACGTCTTAGAGATCGACAGAGAGGATGTCTTAACTGGTAACATAGACAAACTTAGCGAGAGACACCCAGAAGGGTTTGAGAAGTCAACATTCTATAAGGAAGACGTATGACATACGAAGAAGCACAGAACATCCTAGCACACATCGTAGAGAACCGTCTCCGGTGGGGTAAGCAGTATGATGCAGGTGATATCGGTATCGCTAAGATTACGGATGCTCTGGTAGCAATGGCTACTGAGGACAACCAAGAGGCTGCACAGCTGCGTGAGACTATCGCTCTGTCTAACCGGCAGAACGGTGCTACTAAGGCTCGTGAGGCTAAGCAGAAGAAGCAGATAGAGGACTTACGGGCTGAGGTTAGTAACCTCAATGCTATTATCGATAAAATTAACAAGTAAGGGTTGCGGAACTCCGGTAGATTCGGATAATAGTATTATAGGAGTTAATAAATGTACCTAGAGTTATTACAATCAACGAGCCCACAAACGTACTTCACTGAGAACTACGTATGCTTGGACTTTGAGATTGACACCAGTCATGGTGACTTCGGTCACCCTGTCCACCCAGAGAACCAGATGCTACTAGCATGTTGGTCACTGGGTAAGGATCACCCTGCTTTCGAGGAAGAAGGCAAGGTGTACTCTCTCTGGGGGAATGAGTATCAGTTGCAACCACTGGTTGTTTGTCTTGAGTCAGCAGAATTGTTAGTCGCTCATAATGCCAAGTATGAGTTAGGATGGTTAAAGAGATGTGGGTTTGATATTGCGTCCACCCTAGTATTCTGCACGAAGATATCGGAATATGTATTGTCCGGTAATCTCAAGATAAACACCAGCCTCGATACGTGTTGCCAACGTCGAGGTCTACCGGCTAAAGATCCAGTAGTGGATCACATGATGAAAGCAGGTGTTAATCCTGTTGACATCCCCGGTAGATGGTTGCAAGGTCGGTGCATACAGGACGTATCATCTACTGAGTATGTGTTTAAGGATCAGAGGCAGGTACTGCACGAGACTAATCGTCTGGGCCTAGTCTACGTCCGTAGTCTGTTCAGTCCTGTACTGGCAGACATGGAGAGCCAAGGTATGTGTCTCGATAAGGAGCGTGTCTATGCTGAACACGCGAAAGAGACAGAGACGGTAGAGCGGTTGTCTGTACAGCTACAGAGGATATGTGGTGATATAAACCTGAACTCAGGACCACAACTAGCCCAGCTACTGTACGTAGACATAGGGTTTGAAGAGCTGAGAGATAAGCGTGGTAACACTATCACTACTCCGGGTGGGGCACCTAAGACGGACAACGACACGATAGACGCACTGAAGCCTAAGACAAAGGAACAGAAAGCTTTCATCAAGCTGTACAAAGAGTACAACAAGTCTGTGCAGAGATTGAGCAAGTACCTGGACTTCTACCTTGCGGTATGTAACCAGCAGGATGGTGTGTTCTACGCCAGCTTTAATCAGACTGTCACGAAGACACACAGACTGTCATCCTCTGGGATGCGTATAGAATTAGAGGGTATGCTAGATGCAGAAGGCAAACAACGCTCAGGTGGAACTCAATTTCAGAATCAACCTAACGAGTACAAGCGACTCTTTCGAGCCAAGCGAGCTGGTTACCTCTTTACAGAGGAAGATGGCTCGGGTCTTGAATTCAGGGTTGCTGGTTTGGTCGGAGGAGATGCCCAGATCAAAGAGGACATCAACGACCCTGAATTCGATCCACATACAAAGTCTGCCTCCATTATACATAATATTGCGGAATCCGACGTAGACTACGATAAGAGACGCAGAGCTAAGGCCCATACCTTCAAACCTTTGTTTGGGGGGCAGTCGGGATCAGCTGGAGAGAAGAGATACTATAAGGCTTTCAATGAGCGATATAGCGGGTTGGTACACACTCAGGAGATGTGGCTGGCCGAGGTACTACGGACTAAGAAACTTGTACTACCATGGGGTATGCAGTTCTACTTCCCGTATGTTAAGAGAGATAGTAGTGGCTACGTCAATGAGCGAACAAAGGTGTTTAACGCACCGATACAGTCGTTTGCTACAGCGGAGCTAATACCTATACAAGCTATCATCTTGTGGCATCTTATAAAGGATGCAGGTATGACAGAGGAGATGGTGATGGTAAATACAGTCCACGACTCGGTACTAACCGAAGTACATCAAGATTATCTTGAACAGTACACCGAGTTAGTGCTGCAATCGTGGCAGATGGTTTACACCTTCGTATGGAAGGTTTACGGGATGCGTCTGGAGGGATTACCTCTAGGCACGGAGGTTACTCATGGTGACCATTGGAGTGAGGGTGAAGAGAACGCCTTCAATATATGGGCTGATAGGATAGAGGCAGCTTAATTACATAAGGAAGATAAGATGGCTGATGTAGAAGGTGTTGTAAAGTTTTACAACGTGAAAGAAGGTACTTCGAAGGCGGGTAAGCCTTACACTACCTATAATGTGAAGCTGGATAACGATGAGGTCTACAGCTTCGGTTTTGATGCGCCTAACCCTGAGCCTAAGCAAGGTGATCGGGTTAAGATTCGGTATGAGGCCGTGCAGAGCGGTAAGTATCTGAATAATAACGTCAAGATCTTCAAGATCCTGGATTCGGCTCCTAACAAGCCTGTTCAGGCTACTGGGAATTCTGGTTCTGGGGGCGGGGGCAATTTAGGTATGGCATGGGGTAATGCAAGTAATGTTGCTGCCAGCCTAATCGTAACCCTGAAAGACGTTGATGGTCTGCCACTCACAGCAAGTGCGGGCAAGGCTAATAAAGCCAAGCGTTTCGACGAGGTTATGGAGATCTTCAACAAGATCCGTGTGACCTTGTACCAAGACAGCTTAGACCCCCAGCGGGTTATAGACATGTTCCCTGATGCAGGTTCTGTCGTGGATAATGATCCACCAGTGGCACTGCCTGACGGTACTGTAGAAGAAGTGGATGACTTTGATGACGACTTTGAAGAGGACATACCTTTCTAGCATGAACTATGAAACTAAGACATTTAAGATAGAGATTGGTGAAGGCACCTACGACTTTGGGTTCAGAGGAGTCCAAGTCTACCTAGTACGCAACAAGGAGACTAATGTTATTGAGGCAGAGACTCAGATCCTATCTAATGCCTTAGAGGGAATACTCTTCCTACAGGAGAGTACGGATGCAGCCAAAGCTGTGTTCGAGCAGAGTAGAGTTACTCCCCCTGACTTGGGGTTAGTACATTGAATAGGCTGATCCTTGTGGATGCAGATGGTCTCCCGTATCTTGCGGGAGCATCGGGAGCAACCCGGATGTATCACGCTGTGCTGGAGGACACCGACGGTAACTTAACCGAAGGACAGTTCTCTAGTGCCGCGGGTCTGAAGGAACATGCTGAGAAAGCAGAGCTAGAGATTATCGACAGGACGTTAGAGGTAACACCACAACCGTTGACACATGCCCTACAGATATGTAAGAATAAACTGAAGGCAATGGAGAAGCGGTACAAAGGTAAGGTACAGGTATACATCAAAGGTGATGGAACCAACTGGCGAGATGATATCGCTACGATCATAGGGTATAAGTCTACCCGCACAGCGGACAAGCCCCCGTGGAATGCCGAAGTCTACCAGTACCTGCGGGACAACTGGAAGGCTGTCGAGGTGAGCGGTAAGGAAGTTGATGACCACATAGCGACAATAGCTTATGAGGCATCTCTACCCTACGTAGTGTGCAGTCCTGATAAGGACTTGGATCAGATTCCTGGATTGCACTGGAACTACTCTAAGAATGTAGAGTATACTATCTCCCCTGATGAGGCTCGAGCCTTCTTCTGGGAGCAGGCATTGTCTGGTGACTCTGCCGATACTGTTAAGGGGTGCTGGAAAATGGGTCCGGGGGGCGCAGCCCAACTGGTTTCAGGCTGGCTGGAGGAGCACTTCTCTGACGAAGAGCTCTGGGAAAGGGTAGTACGGATGTATGAGATCAGTCTTACGCTGAAAGGATGTCCTTACACCCACATGACTGCTGAAGAGGCAGCTCTTGAGAACACACGTCTCATCTGGATGCAGACAGAAGCAGGTAGATTGTGGACACCACCGGGAGCTCCACTAGAGTATTTGGAGGCGACACTAGATGACTGAAGTATTATATATAGCGGGACCGATGACTGGTATCCCCCAGTTTAACTTCCCTCTGTTCGACGAGGTAGCTGCCTACGCTAGGTCTGTAGGGTATGCAGTACGCTCTCCTGCTGAGATGGACGTATCTGTGACACGAGAGGCTGCTATGAACAGCAAGGATGGGGCTATGGGCTCTGGTTCACCTAACGGTGAGACATGGGGTGACTTCCTCTCTCGTGACGTGAAGATCGTAGCGGATGAGGTAGATGGTATCATCTTCCTACCGGGTTGGGAGAATAGTCGTGGTGCTATACTGGAGGCAGTGGTGGCTTTGTTAGCGGGGCATACTATTTTCTACTATTACCGTCCGGAAGAAAGATCATTGGTTCGTATACATGAATCACAGGTTACCAGTCATGTCTGGATATACTTCTACTAATGGCTGCTCGTAAAGGAACTAAACGATCTGATAGAAGGTGGGTAGATGACAACGGAACAGAGTGGGCCTCCCGCTTCGAGTGCGATGTTTTTCACGGACTCGATAGCACTGGGTATCACGTCAGGAAGTGCGGCGAAAGTGATACCTTTGCTTATAACACACCAGTCCAGAAGGGCTACTGCTTGGAATGTGGAAGTGATGAAGTACGGCAAGCTAGGGTATATACCGCGGATCTATATGTGGTTAGAGACAAAGAAGACAGATCGAAAAGCTATCTTGTCGAGTGCAAAGGCTATTTTCCCAGAGACAAACGTGCGTTGTTCACTCATATCGTTAAACAACTGCCGGGCGCTGATATCCGTATCATTTTTGAATCAAACGGAAACATGAAAGGAACTAAACAGACACCAGTCAGTTACATCCACCGGTACTGTAAGAATGTAGTGCCGGGTGTGTGGAACAAGAAGACTAAGACAGTGGAGTGGTTTTACAAATGAAAGTAGAGATAGAGCTTGACGGAGAGCAGATGGATCATCTAATATACGAGGAACTTAACGCTGAGTGTAGACAGAGGCAGATGACGGAGAGTTATGACAAAGAGGAGCGTAAGTTACTCAAAGCTCTACTGAGAGTTCGGGACTACTACCAGCCCCTTAGGGATGTGTTGTGAATGCTAAGAAGGTTAAGCGTCTGCGTAAGGCAGTAGTTCCTGGACGTAAGGTCACAGGATGTAGTAGAGGTACGTTCATACGCGCTACTACTGTGTACGAGGGTAAGGGGTTGGATACAGACTGTCCACGAGCAATGATTAGGAAGTTTAAGAAGGCGATTAAGAATGCGAAATAGACATGACTTGACCAGTGCTGAGCGTAAGGACATGCCGGTACACCGGGGGGCGTTGAAGTACTTCCCTGATGCATTGATGGTAGTGGCTATGCTATCCCAGAGAGCAGACCTTAAGCACACACCTGATGCAGATCCCATGGATCCTAGCAGACCTCAGTGGAACAAGGGTAAGTCTCCTGACCATGGGGACTGCCTGACTCGACACCAGATGGACATAGGTTCTATGGATGAGGAGATGGGTCTGGACTAC